TTCTCCCCCTTTTTTTTTTTATAAAGGGGGGGGATGTTTTTACCCCCCCCCCCCTTTGCCCTTGCTTTTACTCTGTAACCTCTACACCCTCTGCGAGTGCGTATAGGTAAGGTGTGCGATTGTCTACTACTGCAACACTCCCCTTTTCTCTGAGTGTCTTTAGAATTGTAGATACCTTTTGTGTGCTTGCGTCTACCTTTTCAGCAATCTTGCTTGCCGTCATAGGCTCACCATTATTGCTTAGAGTCTTGAGGATACCCTCTGTTACAAGGCTGTCCTTTTCGCTCTTCTTTGCCATTGTTTCGGCTACCTTGTTATACTTTGCCTTTGCAAAAGCGATAACATCTTCTGTAATGTTGTTCTCTGCTACTGCCTTAAAAAATTCGTTCTGTGTTAGCTTGTTCATTTTTTACCTCTTTTCTGCTATTTAACGGATAGCTCCATTCCTTTATTTTATATATCTATTTTACCACGATTTTTGCGTGGTGTCAAGCGATTTTCCAAAGTTCTACTATTAAAATTCTTTTGAATTATCTGACAATTACGACTACTTAAAAGATTCTAGAATGTACCCAAGGTAGAACTATTGAGTAAAAAGTATGAATACTTGCAAAGGTTATCCAAGCAAAAACAATCGTGCCGGCTAAACCCTTATATATCCTCTTGCGTTTCTCTGTTAATCTGTATCTTTTCATATTACATACTCCTTGCCTACTTCATAAGGTATACTATTAGCTTTAAACCTTTTTAAAAACTTTTTGTTAGGTAAAATTCTAGTCATTCCTTGCGTTATTCTGATTGATTGCGTATTCTCTAAAATTTGTAGGAATTTATCGGCTTTAATCAATCGCAAAGGCATATCCTCAAAACCCTTTACACTTCTTTGATATGGAACTGTTCCATAAGCTACAAACAAGTGCGAACCCTTTTCTACAAGGTCAATAATGTTGTCAATTCTTCCACTATTTGTCTTAATCTCCAACATTTCCATTTTGCCGTTAATATTCACCATACTGTCAAATTTTCCGTGCTTGATGTCCACCTTACGGCTATTTTTTGAGCAATGTTCCAATTCAACGACTTTTCCAAATCTTCCCTTATCTTTTGAATTGTCTAACAATTCTGCAATTTTCTGCTCCCTTGCTTTTTCGTACTTGTTCATAGCTTGCACTCCCTTTAATCAAGTATGCTGATATAGTCCAATGCGTCCAATACTCCCTCAGTTGCATAGTACATGCTTTCAGTAGGTATCACTAACCCATTACTAAAAGGAATATCCAACACATCATCAATAAGATAATTCTGTTCTCCATCGTTCCACTTGCCTTTATCTTCCCCATATTTCTGACAATGGAACTCATCGAATTTAAAAGGGATGTTTTCCTTTAGCCATTTTAGTTTCGTGCGTCTAGTCCTCATCTGAAAAGCCTTTGAGGGATTAGCCTTACTCATCCAAGTTATAACGCCTATAGTGAACCCTCTCTCTTTGAGCCTGCGTAATTTTAAAGCTAGTTTCTGAGGATTGCATAACGGCTTTGCTTGTTCATAAGGTGTTACATCCTCATTCAATAGGCAATCAAGCCAATCATTAACGGCATAGGTGTCTGCGATTGTACCGTCCATATCAAGATATATCTTCATGCTTATTCCTTTCATTCGCCTTGTAGGTCGCTAAACCTACAAGGCTACATAATACTACTGCTTAGTGATTAACATATCCGTTTTCGTCGACAATTCCATCATCTAGCTTAACCAAGCCATGGGCTAACCAATTGAGCATGATGTCCACAATTGGTAGGTTTTCTGCGTATATCTGCACAGCTAGATTGCGTGTGAGAACTGATGGCGTGAAATAGTCATCACCTCTACCCATTGCCTCTGCAAAGTCCTCAATAAAAGACTCTAGCTTATCAGAACCTACTTCCATTGCCACTTCCTTAGCCTTTTCAGTTGTCCAGTCTTCTGTCAAAACCATTACTTTTACTTTTTTCCATTCTAAACCTCTTTTCTTATCCTCTGAGCCTAACCCAATCGGCTAGGCTCTAACAAACCAATTTTAGTATTCAATATCTAGCTGAAATAATATCTCATCTCTATCGAACCATAGCCAATCATTTAACATTGTATCGCTTATAGGCTCATCACCAAAGACTTCCTCTGCTAGTTCTTCCAATTCTTCCATTTTGTCATATTCTCTTATGATGTCTAGTATGTCCTCTCCACCTTGCCAAGCATTAAACTCTGCGATTGTTAGTTCTTCATATACCTTTATCATTCCTATTACCTCACTACTTCATTACTGTTATACTTGCTTGATAGTTGCGTTCGTGTTCCTCACTCCATATCTCTTTTATACTGTGTGATTGTATCCCTTAACTATGTTCTTATTATACATCCTTTTGATATACTTTGTCAAGCACTTTTTTAAAATATTTTTTTATTTCGTTGCTTGTGTTTTCTATCTCTTTGATGTATTTATATAATACCATAAAGATGTAGGGATTGCAAGCGAAAATTAAAAGAAATATTATTCAATCTAGTGTGACAAGTCGGACCTCTCTGACTAGTTTGAATTGTCTGACAAATAGGAATGCTTTGAATAGTCTGACTTTTCCGGTAATTAAAGGGGGTAGGTTTGGTATATTTGGTGGAATATTCTGACAATTCGGCACGGGGCGTAGTAATTTTTCTGACCGAGTTAAATTTTCAAAATACATTAAAACAATAGAATTTTTCTGACCGAACCGAAAATTCAGAACATTCTGAACATTCAAAAAATTTGACAAGACAATCCTACCTGTGTTATAATAAAAGTATGAAAAAGTTAGATTACAAATTAGAGACAGCAAAAGAAAGACTAGAGGCTTTACCAGTCACAATGTCTGAAAGAGAAGCCGAATATTACGCCAACTATATACTCTATGCAGACCATGAAAACAAGAGGTACGGCTTAAAAACAAGGTGGGATGCAGAAACTACGGCGATGGGGGAAGAAGGCTATACCATTGTCTACCCAAAGCAGCACCGAAAATTAAGCCGTAAGACGGTCATGGAAAAACCGAACTTCTCAAAATATCAAGACCTTTGGTTCTCACTTTGGAAAGAGATTGATAGGCTTGAAGCCCTAATTGCTTTAGCCCAAGCCAAGCCCCTTCGACCTAAGCTTTTAGAGCGTTTAGGTTATTGTCAAATCGAACCTATGGACCTAATACCCGAAGCAGAGGGTTTAGACGAACAAACGGTCAATAATTATAGGGTTCACTTAATCCAACTAAGAACCCTACAATACACTTACTTGGACGCACTCGTAAATGGAACAGGTCATTTTTACTCCTTAACGGCTTCAAAGGGTGGTTGGTATGAGACCTTTACTGGTTTTCGCACAGTCCTACCGTTTCAAAGCCTTTCGCTATACCATGAGGGTTATGGTAAAGAAGAATTGCAACATACAGATTGGGCATTAAAGGCTCTCATGGAACTAGACGTTCAAGACCAAATCCCTTCAAACCGTTCAAACGGCTATGCTTTCGATTTCCGTAAAGCCGAACATGTGCAAAGCCTAATTGACCTCTTCTTAGACCTTGAAGATGTTCTAGCGAAAGCCGAAGTCGATAATGAAACTTCCCTCATGGCGATTCCTCAAGCGATGTATGATTACCTCCTACTATACGCTGAAGAGGCAAACCTATCGGACGCCCAAGCCCTAGTCTTTAAGGGTAAATGCCTACAAGAGTCCAATACCCAAATCCAAGCGAAGATTAAGCAAACCCTTGGTATTGACTATTCGCTTCAATACATTTCGACTATCTTCACTAAACAAGTCGTAGCCAAGATAGTAGCCGCAGCCGAAAAGCATGTGCGTGAACTGGAATTCGTTACGTATGGACCTCAAGTGTTCAAGCGTTGCTCATGCTGTGGTAAATATTACCCAAGGAATACCGATTACTTTAAGAAGAGGTCCACAAGAGCCGATGGCTTTATGGGCATTTGTCGAAAATGCAGGAGGGGCGAAGCCGCCAAAGAAAACAAGGAGAATTAAGGAGAAAAGAAACCATGAAATTTTTACATACATTGAAACAAAGAAGATTGCATAAAAGGCTTTTTACTTTTTTAGACCTTTTAGTGCAGTTAGAGCCGACAGAGGCTTTAGGAGTCGCAAAGGCACTCAATCTCAAGTTTATGGAATATAAGGGAGCGAAAGCCGAAGGTCTCTCATTCGACGACATCCTATCAGAGACGGTAGACGGGTTCATTAAGGCTTCTAAGAGAACCCAAAAGAGAATCCTTAAAATCATGAAGGCGGCGACTAAATAATGCAACCTAAGATGCTAATACCGAAAGAGCAGGCTAACCAGAGCGGCTCTTGCACTTGTCAGAAGTGTGGAAAGGAAAAGCCCATTAGTGAATATGTGGCAGTGAAGCATTTTCTATTTCCAAGTGGTCATGTGAATATTTGCAATGAGTGTATTGAGGAACATTTAAAGGGTCAAGGCGATGAAGAAATAGTCGATTGGCTTAAAGTGGACTTATTATGTCAAGCCATTGATATTCCATTCATACCAAAGCAAGTCCAACGATTAGTAGATATTAATGGAGCGAAGTTCTTTCCAATCTACGCCAAGATGATGTACACTAGCGAATATGAGCGTTTCGGTTGGAAGCCTTACTTCGACAAGTATAAAGAACTTAAAAGCAAGGATATGTTGGGTCGTGAATTGCCTCTTATCAATGATTCCTATTATGATGATTTGAGGTTACGTTGGGGCGAAACTTATGATAACGAAGAGCTGGTATATTTGGAGAATCTTTACAATGGTATCTTATCCTCTTATGGAGTAGAAGGCTCATTGGAGAATAACAGCGTACAGAAACTCTGCAAAATTAGTTTGGAGATTGATAACCGAATCCGTAGTGGAGCCGACTTTGACAAGCTAATTCAGTCCTATGATAAGCTGGTAAAGATAACGAACCTAACGCCAAGTAATACCAAAGCCGATAGCGACTTTAGTTCTATGGGCGAAATTGTGGCTTGGCTCGAGAAACGTAATTGGATTAATCCGTGGTATAATGATGCTAATAAGGATATAGTAGACGAAGTTATTCACTCTAGTCAGGCTTATGTACAAAGGCTATACACCAATGAGGCAGGTATCGGTGAAGAGGTAACAGAGCGTATTGAACAGCTAAAACTTGCAGCAGCCTTAGATAAGGCAGACCAAGACCTAGAACAGAAGCGACTAGCCGAAGATACAATGCTTGATGTACCAGATGTAGACCTTGAAGAGTGGGATACGGAGTCTCTTGAGGATTATGAGGAAGAGGAAATTGATGAAGCCTTAGAAAGTGGCATTATGGGGGTATAAGAATGAGACTACCGGGAATAGAAACAGATATACCTCAACAACAGGAGTCATTACTACCTGAGCGTTTTGGGGTTCCAATAGAAAAGGACGTTTCATTAACAAACGAGAAGATGTTGGCATTGGAGCAGAAGATGAGAGAGAAGTTAGCCATTTATTCTGCTTATCCTGATATATGGGCAGATGAGATTCTAATACCAACAAATTCTTCATTCTCTTGGATGTTTTACCAAAGAATCATTTTACGCCAATTAGCAAGGATACCACTCAATCATATTACGGCAGCTCGTGGAGTATCAAAGACATTCCTTACTCTATTCGCTGCTTTTCATAGGTGTATATTTGCACCAAAAAGCTCATTAGCATTCGCAGCACCATCGAAGACTCAGTCAGCCCAAGTAGCAAAGCAAACCGTAAATGACCTTTTATCTCGTTTCCCACTACTAAAACTTGAGTTAAAAGGTCCTCCAATATCAGGTAAAGACTATTTTGAGGTTAGTTTCAAGAACGGCTCTAAGATTGAGATAACGGCTGCTTTAGAGACTACTCGTGGACGTCGTTTCGATGCTATCAATGTAGACGAAGCAAGAGACCATAAAGCCGAACTGGTAAATGGTATTCTAGTACCTACTGTATCAAAGGTTAGGGTTACTGTGGGAGCAGGCAAAATTAATCCATACGAAAACCATCAGATGCAAACCTATACTACATCGGCTTCAGCGAAGTCCAGTTACAACTATGAAAAGGTTTTAGATACCTTGATTCGTATGATTATTAACCCAAAGGCAGCTTGCGTATTCGGCTTAGACTATAGGGTTCCAGTAGTAGAGGGGATATATCCTGCATCTTACGTTCGAGACCTTAAGATGGACTCTACAATGAACGAACAGTTATTTGCTAGGGAATATCTATCCATTTATACACAAGAATCCGACGAGTCTTGGTTTAATTTTAAAAAGCTAAATAATCATCGTAAAATTCAGAGAGCCGAATGGCAGGCACAAAAAAGTATTAACGGAAGTGAATTTTTTTACATTATTTCGATAGACGTTGGTAGGAAACACGATAACACTGTTGTTACAGTGATGAAAGTTTTCCCTCGTAAAGATAAATACTATACGAAAGTGGTGAACATTTTCGTATTAGGTCGTAGCAAGAAAACAAAGCATTTTACACGACAGGTTATTGATATGAAGAAGATAATCGCTGCCTTTCAACCGAAAGAGGTTATTATCGACGCAAACGGTATAGGTGCAGGTATCATAGATAATATGGTAGAAACGCAAACCGATGAGTTTGGTGTTACTTATCCGGCATATGGAGTATTCAATGACCCTGACTATCTTAAGATTCAGCCACCGGAAGCAGAGAGAATCATCTACGCTTTCAAGGCGAACAGTAAGATAAACAGTGAGATGTTCGGTAACTGTTATAGCCGAATCGAATCGGGACTTGTGGACTTCCTCGTGAAAGAACAAGACGCTCGTTCAAAACTTCTATCCACTAAAAAGGGACAGAAGATGTCGGTAGAGCAGAAAACCAAATTCTTGATGCCTTACGAAATGACGTCTAAACTATTTGAAGAAATGGGTAACTTAAGATTGAAGAGAACGGGTTCGGGCTTAGATATTAAACTAGAGCCGATTAACTCTCGTTTCCCAGACGACAGGTTCTCAAGTCTATGTATAGGCTTAAGAAGGGTTAAAGAGCTAGAAGAGGAATATAAGGAGAGCCGAAAACGACTATCTCGCAATCCAAGAAACTTAGTATTCTTCAGTTAAGGAGCTATAAATGACCAAAGCAAAGAAACAAAGTGAGCCACAAAAAGTGGAAAAGAACTATACCTTAGATTGTTTACGAACTTCAATGGGTATGCTCTCAGATGGTCGTTTATATGACGACTATTTTGAAAGATATGGTTACCGTAAGGACTATACGATAGATGATGTAGAAGCCATCTTATCAAGTGGTGATATTGACTCTATGCGTTTCTTGTCTCAAACGTTTTACAGTATCAGTGGATATTATCAACAGCATGTGAACTATTTTGCCACTTTACTCAAGTATTGTGGGCTACTAATTCCAAATCCAAAGCTAGGCGGTTCTCTCCAAAATAACGCCCTACGAAAGAAATACTTCCACGCAGATAAGGCAGTAAGCAAATTGAAGCTTCAAAGCCTAGGTCCACATATAGCAAAGCAAGTGCTTTTAAACGGTATTTGTTATTATGCAGTAAGCGAAAAGACAAACAAGAATATAGAACTTATTGAGTTACCATGTCGCTTTTCTCGTTCTCGCTTTAAGGCACAGGACGGGCATTATCTAGTAGAGTTTAACGTAGAATACTTTGATATGTTAGACCCTATTGTACGACCTTCCGTATTAGGAGCTTATCCGGCTGAGGTATCGGCATACTATGAAAGCTGGTCAAGAAAACGAGAAGGCTCAGCGTGGCTATTACTACCAGACACAGTCGGTAGAGCTTTCGTATTATTTGAGAAACAGCCTTTATTCCTATCAATCATTCCTTCCATTATAAAGAATGAGAGAATGGTAGATATAGAGGATAAAAAGCAGGCTAACGAACAGAAGAAGATTCTTATTACCGAAATGCCTCACTTAAATGATGGTAAATTGGTATTCGAACCTGATGAAGTGAAGATAATGCACGATGGTGCGGCTCAAATGGTACAGAAGTCTAATGATGATGTATCTGTGTACACGACTTATGGTAAGGCAGAAGTTGCAGACCTAGGGGCAAAGGATGGACTGAATAATAAGGGAGTAGAAAACTCTAAGAGTAACATTTACTCAACAAGTGGAACATCAGCAGAGTTATTTGCAAGTTCTACAAGCTCAGGTCTAAGCACTTCAACTAAGTTGCATTTAGCCACAATGATGACTTTAGGAAATCAAATCGCTGCCTTTATAGAGGACATTATCAATGAAATCTATGGTAATGGGGCTGTTTCGTTTAGTTACAAGATGCTTCCAGTGTCCTATTTAAACGAAAACGACTTTATTGATGAATCTCTAAAACTAGCAACGAATGGTTATCCACTATTGATACCTATGGCAGCACAAGGTATTTCGGCTCATGAATTGGTGAATATCAAGGAAGTTGAAAATGATGTGCTGGAACTAGGGGAAGTCTTAAAGCCTTTACGCTCATCTTATACAGAAACTGAAACAACTCAGTCTGATAAGGGTGGACGACCTACTAAGACTACGGAGAAAAAGGCTGAAACGACTATCAAGAAAGACGAAAGTAAAGATAGGAACTAAGGGGGTATAACTATTGAAGACAATTCCAAATAGTTTCCCTATATCTATCTTCGACCTAGAGGAATCTGAGGTAGTGAGCCAAACCATTACTAAGAAACGATGTGGAATTTTTTATAAGGGACACAATCGAAATGGTGGCTATATCACAGACGAATTTGCAGACAAGCTATTATCAACTTTAGCTTATACTCCTATTAAGGGAATATTCAATACAAAGAACGACGACTTTGAGGGTCATGGTAAGAAAAACGATGAAGGTCGCATTTACGGCGTAGTACCAGCCGACCATAACTTCGCTTGGGAAGACCACGAAGATGAAGATGGCGTTGTTAGGACTTATGCGTGTGCTGATGTTTATCTATTCACTGCACTATATGAAGAGGCAGAGCTTATAGATGGCAAAGGTCAGAGTATGGAACTGTATGCACAATCGCTTAAAGGAGATTGGACTGAGGTTGAAGGCAAGTATTGTTTCGTATATACGGATGCTTGCTTCTTAGGACTGCAAGTATTGGGGGATGATGTAGAACCTTGTTTTGAAGGCTCTGCGTTCTTCTCTAAAAAGGAGAATCAGTTAATGTTTGCTCTATTGAGCCAGTTGACTGAGAGGATAGATAAGTTAGAAACGGGAGAAAAACAAATGAACAAAGACAAGATTGAGTTTGCTCTTTCTAGTAATGAGAAGTTCAATAGTCTACAGCAGGCTATGAATAACGAAGAAACTTGGAGATTCAGTGTCATTGATTATTTCGATGAATACGCTCTAGTGAGAGACTGGGAAGAAGGGAAATTTTACAAGATACCTTATGCCTATGATAAGGAGTCAGATGCCATAGCTGTATCTTTCGATAATAAGGAAGAGGTATTCCAAACATTTGTCACAGTAGAGGACAAGAACATGTTGGTAGAGAAATACAATACAATTTCTGCGACAGAAATCGTTGCCAATGTGGAACACGAAAAAATAGAGTCTGATGAAAAGTTTTCTGCATTAGAACAGAAGAACGCTGAATTGTCAGAACAGAACGCTGATTTTACTGAAAAGGTAAGTACCTTTGAGGCAACATTAGCAGAAAAAGATGCTGAGATTCAAGAACTAAGGGAATATAAGAATTCTATTGAAACTCAGAACAAGAAAGCAGTAATTGAGAAATATGCAAGCAAGCTAAGTGAAGAAGTTGTTAACACTTACACTGAAAAGATGGGTGAATTTAGCCTAACAGACCTAGACAAAGAACTTGCTTATGAGCTTGTAAAATCAGACAAGAGCGTATTCTCAGCAGATACCGGTGCAAAATTCACTCCTATTGAGGGAAAAGAAAGCGGTATGACTGCATTACTATCTAAGTATAAGAAGAACTAGGAGGAAAATATGGCTAATAAACTATTAGAACACAAGAATTATGCTCAGGTGGAGCTAAACAACTGTGCTTTCCGTAGAGATGGAAGAATCGTAGCCGACTGCATAGCAACAATGGTAGTTCAGAACGGAATGCTAGCTCTTGTTGATAGAGTGAAGAAAACAGCAAAGCCAGCAACTAGTGTACCAACAGCTAATGAACAGGCTGTACTCGTATACAATGCTGAACATAGCCCTGCATCAACTTTTAACCGTCTATGCGATTATGTTTCTCAGGCAGGAGACGGCATAAGAGGTGGACTACTTTCAGTAGGTGACGTTTTCACAACAAACGCAGTTATGTATGATGACACAAAGTATGCCAATATTTCAAAGATTTCGGACGCTCTGAAGGCAGGCACACCAGTATACGCCATTGGTGGAGATGGAGCAGGTGCAGGATTCTGGCTAATCACTAATGCAGTAACTGGTACTCCAACAGTAACAGGTATTGTAAAGGAAGTAACAACTACACCTGACGGCTATCCAGCACTAAAGATTGTTATTACTAAGGCATAAGGAGAAGAGAGGAAATGAATAAAGAATTTAGAGAATTAGCACGCAACGCCGCTCTTAGACAAGCACCTCAGAACTTTACAATCGAAGATGTCAATGAAGCTTTTAGAGGAGAGCTAGCTAAGTATTGTACTTCAGTTTCAGCGTTCCTAAAGAATAGATATGACCTATTTGAGATTATCGTAGAAAACGTGGACGCAGTAGTACCACAGAAGCTATCAAAAGACCTAGAAATGATTGCAGAAGTTCAGCACGTAAAGCAGGGACAGAAGGCTGTCTTCAAGGTAGGTAACCGTCTTTCAAAGATGAGAGCAAAGAAGTTCCTTACTCAGGTTGCTCTATCAGGCGTGTACGAAACATTCAGACTAGATACAACAGCTTTCGAACTACCAATGCACGCAATTGGTATGGGAGCTACAATTGACTTCGAGAGACTACTTGACGGTCAAGAAACTCTAGCAGATGTTATCGACGTATTTACAGAGTCATATGAGGATGCAGTTATCCTTGAAGTACAGAAGGCTCTTCGTGCAGCAGTAAACAACACACAGATGCCAGCACCTAACAAGGTAATCACAGCTACTTTCGAGGCTGATAAGATGGCTAAACTATGTGCTGTTGTTAAGAAATACTCTGATAACGCAGTTATCTTTGCACCAACAGAGTTCATTATGGCTATGGGAGCAGACGCTATTGTTCCAGCAACAACAGCAGTTCGTGGTATTTATTCACCACAGGACATCGAAGCTATTCACAACACAGGAATTATCAACCTATTCAGGGGCGTTCCAGTGGTTGAACTAAGAAACAGCTTTGTAGACCCTAACAATGAACAGACTTGGCTTGACCCTCAGCTTGCATATGTCCTACCAGCAGGTAAGGAAAAGGTTGTAACTGTTGCTTTCGAGGGAGACACTCAGATATACAGCAACACAAATAGAGATAACTCTATGGAAATTATGACTTATAAGAAGATGGGTGTAGGTATCAAGAGTTACGCTCAGTTCGGTATCTACAAGAATCAGAGCATCGCTCAGACAATGTACGAGGCTTAATCATAACTAGATAGAATATTGGGGCAGAGTAAAATCTGCCCTATATTTGGAACATTTATGGGAGAACACTAATGAGATATAGTGTCGTTATAACTTCGACAAGAAGCCGAGTAGAAATCGGCTCTATCTCAGGCAATGAAAGGAAGTCTAAGCCTGTGGTTCAGTTATCAAAGGAAGGGGAGTTAATTGGGATTTTTCCTTCCATATCACAAGCTGAGAAAAGAACTGGGATTAGACATATTTATGAGGCTGCACATGGAGAACGTAATACAGCAGGTGGTTTTGTGTGGCAGTTAGAGGGAGATTATTATAATGGAAAAAGTAGTTAGAATTGAATCAATGGTTAATGCTCAGGTATCTATTGCTATACCTACTCTAAATCTAAGAAGAAGCTGGGAAAGAAAGGGAGCAATACAACAGATAGAGTTTAAAGACCTAGAGATGGCTTTCTATGAACCGGGTGTTGAGGGACTATTGAGAGGCGGAATCCTTTACGTTAATGACGAAGAGGCAAGAATCGCTTTAGGTCTTGAAGATAAAGAAAATGGCATTAGCATTATTAAGATGGACGCTGCTAAGAGTAAGGAAGTCCTAGAAGAGATGTCACTTAAAGACTTCAAGGAATTGCTTGAACAACTTACACCAAGCCAAATAGAGGACCTTGCAGATGAAGCTGTTAAACTAAGACTAACTGACCTTAACAAGGCAGAAGCAATCAAGAATAAGAGTGGCATTAATGTCGCAGCAAAGGTACTTGCAGCCAAGGAAGACGACGCAGAAAAGGCTAGTGCTGAGAAGAAATAAGAGGTAAAATAAATGGTTGCAACAGAAAAACTGTTTAATGCTTTCTTTGTGTTATTGGAGTCTGATGAATGGGAAGGCTGGAGAGATGACTATATGGAGCAAGACCTGACAGCATTGATGATGGCTGCTATTCCATTCTTCAAGTTCCCTCGCTGTTCCTTAGAGGTTACAGAGGATGGCAAAAACTTTGTAGACGACAACATAACGAA